ATGCGAGCTAAGTTTTATAAGGAAAAAGTTTTTTTAAATACCAATATAAATTTATTTGAAAATAACCCAGAAGAACTACCTGATACAGAAGACGAGCTAGCATTACACATGCAGCTTAATTATAAACAGGCTGTTGAAATAGCTGAAGAACAAGCATTAAATGTTTTATTAGAGAATAGTAATTATGATTTAATTAGAAGAAGAACATTGTATGACATAGCGACAATAGGTATGGGTGCTACGAAAACAACATTTAATTGGAGTGATGGTGCTAAAGTTGAATATGTTGATCCAGCTAATTTAGTTTATTCTTATACTGAATCGCCTTATTTTGATGACATATATTACGTTGGAGAAGTTAAAGATATTCCAATAAATGAATTAGTTAAAGAATTTCCTGAATTAACAGAAAGTGAAATTAAAGAGATAACTGAAAACAAGGGTAATTATGATAGTCATTATAGACAAGATACTGATAAAAATAAAGTAGAGGTTTTATATTTTAATTACAAAACACATTCTAATGATGTTTATAAATTAAAAGAAATGGGCACTGGTGCAGAGAAAGTTATAGAAAAAGATGACACATTTAATCCTCCAGAAGATATGGAAGGAAACTTTAGTAGATTGGATAGAGTTGTCGAGGTATTATATGAAGGAGTTTACGTTGTTGGATGTGGAAAGTTGTTGAGATGGAAGATGGCTGAGAATATGATGAGGAGTGATTCTGATTTTAATAGAGTTAAAATGAGTTATCAGATAGTAGCTCCAAGAATGTATAGAGGCAGAATTGAATCTTTAGTTGGTAGAATAACAGGTTTTGCTGACATGATTCAATTAACTCATTTAAAACTACAGCAAGTAATGGCAAGAATGGTACCAGATGGTGTTTACTTGGACGCTGACGGTATTGCTGAGATAGATCTTGGTAATGGAACAAACTATAATCCACAAGAAGCTTTAAACATGTTCTTTCAAACCGGTAGTGTTATTGGTAGAAGTTTTACATCTGAAGGAGATATGAATCCTGGTAAAGTACCAATTCAACAAATACAAAATGGAGCTGGTGGAAATAAGATACAAAGTTTAATCACAACATATAATTATTATTTACAGATGATAAGAGATGTGACTGGACTTAATGAAGCTAGAGACGCGAGTACCCCAGATAGAGACGCTTTAGTTGGTGTACAAAAGTTAGCAGCTGCTAATTCAAATACAGCAACTAGACATATACTTCAATCAATGTTGTTTTTGACAGCTGAGGCTGCGGAGTGTTTATCACTTAGGATATCAGATATAATAGAGTATTCACCAACGAGAGATGCTTTTATTCAAGCTATAGGTTCACATAATGTTGCTACATTGGAAGAATTAAAAGAATTACATCTTTATGATTTTGGTATATTTATCGAATTATTACCAGATGATGAAGAAAAAGCTTTGTTAGAAAATAACATACAACAATCTCTAGCACAACAATCTATAGATTTAGATGATGCTATTGATCTTAGAGAAATTAGGAATATTAAATTAGCTAATCAATTGTTGAAAGTTAAAAGAAAAAGAAAAGCAGAGAAAGATCAACAAATGCAACAACAAAATATTCAAGCACAAGCTAGAGCAAATGCTGAGCAACAACAAGCTGCTGCTCAAGCTGAGACACAAAAGAATCAAGCTAAAACTCAAGCTGAAGCACAATTAGAACAAACTAAAAATCAACTTAAAACAGAATTCTTACAAGCTGAAGTTCAAGCGAAAAAAGATTTGATGCAATTTGAGTTTGAATTAAATTCTCAAATAAAAAGTATGGAAAGAGAGATTACTGAAAAGAATGAGACTAAAAGAGAGGATAGAAAAGATTTAAGAGTTGATAGACAAGCAATGCATCAAAAAGAAATGATCGATCAAAGAAGTGGGGGTGGTTCACTTAAAAACTTTGAATCATCAGGTAATGATATAATTACAGGAGGAGTGGATATTGATCGATTCTAACTTATTTTTAATATTTTATAAAATTTTATTATGGCAGAAGAAAATGACAACATAGTTGAAGAGGTAACTGATGAAGTTACTGAACAACCAACTGAACAAGTTGAAGAAAAACAAATAGACGAATCTAAATTTAATAGTGCTGGAGATGATAGCGTTATTAAAGTTGATTTAAGTAATCCACCAGTTCAAGAAAGCGAAGAGGTTGAACAAGAAGAACCCGCTGAAGAAGAAAAAGTGGACGTAGTTGAGGAACCAGAAGCTGAAGAAGAGATTGTTCAAGAACAAGTTGAAGAACAACCTGTGCTTCAAGAAATTACAGAAGAAGAGGAAGTTGAAGAAAAGATTGAAGAATTTGTAACTGAAACAAAAGAAACTGGAAAATCATTACCAGAAAATATACAGAAGTTGATGGACTTCATGGAAGAAACTGGTGGTGATTTACAAGACTACGTGAATTTAAATAGAGACGTATCTAAAATGGATGACTCTGAGATATTAGATGAATATTATAGAGCAACCAAATCTCATTTAACACCAGAGGAAAGAAGCTTCTTATTAGAAGATAGTTTTGGTTATGATGAAGATGAAGATGATCCTAGAGATATACGTAAAAAGAAAATAGCCCTCAAAGAGCAAGTTGCCGAGGCTAGAGCCCACTTAGACGGGCAAAAGTCTAAATACTATGAAGATATCAAAGCTGGGTCAAAGTTGACCGAAGAACAACAAAAAGCTATTGATTTCTTTAATAGACACAATAAAGAATCTGAAGAACAGAATAAGATATCTGAAGTAAATAAAAGAAAGTTTAAACAAAGAACTGAAAATGTTTTCAATGACAAATTCAAAGGTTTTGATTATAAAGTTGGAGATAAAAAGTTTCGGTTTAATGTTAAAGACGTTGAAGGTGTAAAAACAGAACAGAGTGATCTTAGTAATTTTATCAACAAGTTTGTTGGTAAGGACTCAACTATTGAGGATGCTAAAGGTTACCATAAATCTTTATTTACAGCCATGAACGCTGATGCTATTGCTAATCATTTTTATGAACAAGGAAAAGCTGATGCTATCAAAGGACAAGTTGCTAGAGATAAAAACATCAATACAAATCCTAGACAGACACATAGTGAGTTTAATGCTAGTGGAGTTAAGTTTAAAGTATTAGGTGAATCTTCTTCTGATATGAAAAATAGATCCTTTAAGATTAAAAAGAAAAATTAACAATTTAAAAAAAATATATTATGGCAATTACTGCAGGTGGTAGTTTGAATAGTGTGGCAGCTTCACAGCAACAAACACTAGCGTCAAATTACATCGATTTTACGAGCGACACAACTAAAGGTTGGGCTCAACAATACCTGCCTGACTTAATGGAAAAGGAAGCTGAAGTGTTCGGTAACAGAACTATCTCAGGTTTCTTGGCTCAAGTTGGCGCGGAAGAGGCTATGTCGGCTGATCAAGTCGTTTGGTCTGAACAATCAAGATTACATTTATCTTACAAAGGTACAGTGGCTACAGCAGGTGATACTAATGGTACATTTACTGTTATTACTGATATAGACGGTAATGTTTCTGGTGATGGATTCACTCCAGCATCTCACGGTGTTAGAGTAAACGATATTGTACTTATTGCAAGTGCTGGTATCGTTACTAAATGTTTAGTGGTAGAAACTCCAGAATCAGCTATTATTTCGGTTGAACCTTATGACAAAGCTGATTTAACTGGTCATGCTACAACAGCTAGCGGATCAACTTTATTAGTTATCGGTTCTGAGTATGGTAAAGGACAATCTTATTCTGATATCACAGGTACGTTTAGTGCTGAACGAAGAACAGCTTTAGAACCTACTTTTAAATCATTCACTAACAAACCAATCATAATGAAAGATTACTATGAGATTTCTGGATCTGATGCTTCTCAAATTGGTTGGGTTGAAGTTTCTGGTGAAGAAGGTCAAAATGGTTACTACTGGTATTTAAAGGCTGAAGGTGATACAAGAGCGCGATTTACTGACTACTTAGAAATGGCAATGTTAGAAGCTGAGAAAAACGTTACTAATTCTGTTATTGGTTTTGCTGATAAACAAATTAGAGGATCTGCTGATGCTACTGCTGGTTTAGTTGGTAGTGAAGGTTTATTCGCTGCTATTGAAGCTAGAGGTAATATGACATCTGGTATTTCAGGTGTTAATGCTGCTACTGATTTAGCAGAGTTCGATGCTATCCTTGCTGAGTTTGACAATCAAGGTGCTATCGCTC